TAGATTTCAAATAATAACACCAGGAGGAACAGGAGGCCCTAAAATTAAACATTTATACTTTAGAGCTCTTATAGATAATTTTGGTGATACTTTTAATGCAAATTGGAATAGTTACAATTATATAGGTAGAGCTGAAAGTTTTTATACTTATGGTAATTTTGATAGAAGTATAGATTTAGGATTTAAAATAGCTGCACAAACAGAAGATGAAATGAAACCTCTTTATCAAAAGTTAAATTATTTAATTGGTGCTACTACACCTACTTATAGTCAAAATTTTATGAGAGGTACTTTTGTTAAAATGACAGTAGGAGATTATATTTACGAATTACCAGGATTTTTAAATAATGTAAATGTAAGTTGGAATCAAGAGTATCCATGGGAAATTGCTATGTCAAGCCCTGAAGATAAGGAAAAGAAAATTGCTAATCCAAACCAAGAATTACCTATGATATTAGATGTTGGTATATCATTTACTCCAATACATACTTTCTTACCAGAAGCAGGAGGTTCAATTGAAGGAGATATAATTAAAGCTAAACCATTTATTACACACGGTACAACAGCAGCTAATACATATATTACAGATCCTGATATTAAAGATCCTAATGCAACAAATACTAATTAGTTATGAGTAGATATAAAACAATAGATATATTTAGAACTGAAGAAGGAAGACCATACAGAACAAATGCTGTATATCCTTTCGTTCCGGAAGATCCTGAAGACATCTATATAATAGCCAGTGAAGAAGATAGATATGATGTTTTAGCTAGAAAATATTATAATGACTCTTCATTATGGTGGATTATAGCTTCTAATAATACAGACGAAAGAGCAGCTTTAAAAATAACTCCTGGCACACAAATTAGAATACCTGCTAATAAAGATTTAGCATTAGAATTATACAGCCAGGCAAATAAATCAAGATAGAATGCCTAGTGGATGGAAATCAACATCGAAAATTCATCAACCTATATCTCCATCTGTTTCTAAACAGATAAAGGTAAGGGAAGATATATTAGTAAAAAGATCTGGTAGGACTAACGAACAGGTAATGTACCTCACTAGCAAAACCGGTTGGGTAAAGGTATCTTCAGCTGTAAATATTCAAACAGGAAACCCTAACGAAAAAGTTAAAGATAAAGATGGTCTCGAATACGATGGGGGTTCTAATAAAAAAGCTAAAAGTAATATATTAGCCGGTGGTCTTTTAAATAGACAGTTAAAATATAAAGCTGGTATTTTTAGTAATAGTGATAATGCTTATAATCAAGAAAATCCCGGTAGAGGCTATAGACCTATACCCGGTATTACAGGATTTCAAACTCAATTTGCCGGTACTTACGGTGCTTATCAAAAAGCAGTAGTTCAATTCCAAGCTAATTCTTTAGATCAATTAGATCTTCTTGAAACACTTTATTTAAGACCTGGGATGTCTTTATTAGTAGAGTATGGACATTCGGTATATGTTGATAATAATGGCAACCTTCAAACTAATATTAAAACTGTCGATAACTTTTTTGATTTAAAAGGTTCTGACGGTAAGAAAACATTACAAGATAAAATTAAAGCTTTAAAGAAAGAAACAGATTACAACTATGGTGGATTTTTCGGTACTGTACAGAATTACCAGTGGGATATAAATGAAGATGGAACTTATACCTGCTCAGCTAACCTCATAGCACAAGGGCAATTGATAGAAAGTATCGGTGTAATAGTATATGGACCAAATGAAAATGAAAAATCCCCACCTGGTTCTTTAAAGTTAGAAGCAGCTAAAATAGATTTTGAATTTTTCTTAAATACTATAATGTTAGGAGGACAACCTAACCCTATAGATCATAAACAAGTATCAGAAGATACTTTAAAAGCAATAGAAGAAGTTAGACCTAAATTAGCTACTAATTTTTTAAAAGAAACAGAGAAAAATAATAGACCTTTACAAGTACTTACTTTTACTAATGTCGGAACCGGAGAAGGCAACGATGTAGTAAAAATGATAAGGATGAGTAATTTATTAGACTTAATTAATGTTACTTTATTTATGAATGCCGGAGATCCATCAAGCTCAGGCCCTATTACTAAGTTTTATACCGGTGAAAGTGATCCAAAGAAAAATTTAACCCCTTATCTTACATTTTTTGGTCATTCATCAGTAAATCCTACTAAATGTATTTTAGGTAATCTGTCTAAAAAATCTAAATACTCAGTTAATTTTAATTATAATGGTTTAGATAGATTAATATCAAATGATATTTTAGATATTTTTGTCTCGGTAGAATATGTTATAAACATATTTCAGGATATGGTAAAAAATGAAACAGGTAAAGATCAAACTATTTTAGCTTTAGTAATGAGAGTTTTATTTGGCATCAA